AAACGTAGCCAAGGGAAACCCGGGTTTTCCAAAAATCCCAAAAATTTCAGAAAAAAATGTTTTTCAAAAATCATTTTTCCTTACCATTTTCAGTGCGACACCAAAACACAATTAAGGTCTCCTGATTTTTCAGTGCAGTAAAAAAAGATTATTTCTAATATTTGGAAAATGGACATTTATTGTTTTTTCAAAAATGTCCAAAATCAAAAAGTCAAGGGGTTTCTCACAAAATACCTCGGTATCAAGGCTTGATAGACTTTTTTAAGAATTTTCAATGATTTTCCTCCTACATAATGTAGAGAGGTGCCCTACAAGGATGTAGGGACATTTTAAACAACCAACCCGTAAACCCACCTACATAATGTAGGGAAAAGCGTAAAATTGAACACTTATTATAAATATTTTAGAAGATTATATAATAATAAAAATGTCGAAACCTTGTCCAAATTGTAAAATTATTGTTGCTGGTGACTCTCAGTGCAGTAAAATTATAAATTATTGCGAAGAATGTATCACCGACATGATTGAAGATAATGCTGTGTATGATACACAGCCAGCAGGTATGAAACCTGAGCTTTTACAACAAAAAATGAAAGAAATAATTAATATTGAAAGTAAAATAGAGTATTTGAAAGAAGAGCTTAGAAAGATGAACTTAATGATGAAACAAAAATGTGCCGAATACAATGTAATTGCTGAATGCAACGAAACCGAAATACTAAAAATAGTCGGAAATCTATAAAATTGATCGTTGTATTTATTATTTAATAAAAATCATTAAATTAAATAATAAAGTAATAATGACTGAACTTAAAATAAGAACCATACCTGTATCTGAGGTACCTGAATATATATTAGAATCTGACTATTATAAAAATTGGAGAGCACTCTGTCCAGACGAAACCATGTTTGAATTACTCGAAACCATGTTTATAGAAAACTTCACGATTAACTCACAAGAAGACTTTGATAGCATTATTCGTGCTGAGAGCGACCTTATAATGGGACGCGGCACGCGTATTCGAATATTATCAAATATAAACCACTTTTGGTTGAATAATCCAGCCAGTGCACAATTGGTTCTCCCAAGAAAAGATGATTCGTTCTTTGGAAACCAGGTAATTGCTTTATTGAGAGAGACTGATGTTTTAATCGGTATAGCCTGTATGAAAAGTGGATACTTGGATCTGTTCTGTTATCTGGTTGAAGAGTGTGATTGGGTTAGAGTAATAAATAATAACGTGGATTTGTGTTGGTCAACCCTGTATTATGCTGCGATTAATGAAAATATGGAAATACTTGTATATGCGGTTGAAAAAGGAATACGTATTAAAAATGATGTTATGACTGCAGCGGTAATGAAAAAAAATGTAAAAATAATAGAGTATTTGATTAGTAAACGAGCCGGATTTGAATATTCGACGCTGGAAGAGCTGAATAAAATAAATTCACTAGAAATATTTAAATTAATAATTGACTACAATCAACAATTACCAAATAACTTTTCGCCAAAAACGTTGCTTAGAGCGGCGCTTGATAATATTGATTATTTGAGAGACCTTTTGTTAAATAGACAAATTGTCTCGCGTTCGAATAGTGAAATGTATGATATTTTAATACAAGATTGTATTCATCTTTTCAAGAAAACAAATGTAATTCAATTTGTTCGTGAATATTTTCATATGGGAGACCGTGATTTAACACAAATACCAGGAATTAATAGTATAATGCCGTGTAAAATTATTTCAACTAAGGATTATGAATTGTATATGTATTTGAGAGCAAATGGATTTAAAGTACATGAGGGAATTTTAGAAGAGGCTATTTCTAGAAAATGTACTAGCATTACTCCTGGGTTGGTTAGGCAGCATATTAAAGATGAAAAAGTTGTATTTAGAAATGTATCGTCGCTCTTAGAAAAGATTGTTCGTATATAAATATTTGATTTATGTATATTGTGTATTTGTATATATTGTGTATTTGTATATATTGTGTATTTGTATATATTGTGTATTTGTGTATTATGTAATTTTGTATAATTTAATTACGTAAATCCTTTTACGCGCACTATAAAATTGAACACTCATTTTATAAATATTTATAAGTATAAAATAACATAAAGTAATACTAGATAAAAATGAAAATGATTACGGCCGCCAAAATAATGGAGATGGAGTTTGCTTATGAACAAGCACAAAAGTTTGCTAGTATTGATAGCAAGCGTCTTCAACAGTATTTGGAAGGAAAATATATTTTGGAGGAAGGTGAGGTTATCGGCGACGCTGAACTGTTTGAAGCATTGAAAATGCTTGTAGAAACATATAAATAAATAAAAAACATGGACGTAAACTGGTTGAGTGCAACGGATATATGCCGAATAGGTTATATGGGGCATATATCAAAATGGGGACAAACTGGGCTATAAAACTTTTACATCTTTGCACTTTTAAACTGCCGATTATATAACCAAAAATCGCATTTAGCGATTTAACGGATATAAAAGGCGTTTTATCAGTAGCAAAGTAACAGTTGCATATTTAAAAAATAATAATAATAAATAATAATTTATTATTGAAATACTATATTTGCTGGAGCAGCATGATGTATTTCCTATAGTGGTTATAATAGTATGAAACAAATCATACTATTTTTTTTGTGTTTTTCGTCTTGGTATTTTATTTCTTACAAACCTTGTTTTACCGCCAGATTTTATTTTACTTTGTAATAGTTTGACTATTTCACCATGTTTAAATTTAATGGCTTTATCGATAGCCAACTGTATATTATCTTTAACGTCGGAATTTAATAATAACTTAACAACATTTTTATATCCAGCACCTGATGCTAACACAATTGATGTTTGACCCTTATCATCTTTATCATTTGGATTAGCACCATTTTTCAATAAAAAATCTACAACATGTATGCGCCCATGTTCAGACGCCAACATAATAGGAGTTTTTCTGTGCTTATCTATAACATCAAATTTAGCACCGTTGGCTAATAAAAGTTTTACAACGTTTAGATGTCCCATTTCGGATGCTGCTATTAAAGGACTATCTAAAAAAGTATTTTTAACATTTGGATTAGCACCTTTGGATAATAATAACTCAACAATCTGTAAAAACCCAACTCTTGACGCAATAATTATACCAAAATCATTTTTAAGATCAACTGGTTTGGATAATAATTGTTTGATAACATCAACATGTTTATACATGGACGCTTCAAAAATAGGTGTTTGTCCATATATATCTTTGATATTTGGATCGACTCCCTTAGATAATAATAGTTTAACAATTTCAAGATTTCCATATCTAGATGCTATAAAAATAAGACTTACACCACCTTTATTTCTATCATTTGGATTAGCACCTTTATCTAAGATAAACTTGACTATATTCCAATGCCCATAACCCGCGGCTATAATCATAAGTGTATTACCATCTTTATCTTTATAATTGATGTCTTCATGTGTAAATAATTTTGTAAATTCATTCAAGTTTCCAGTCTTGACTGATTCTAATAATTTTTCGCTCATTGCTAAATATATATAATAAATATATATAATATTATATACACCTTTGAACATTTAAGTTCGCACAAAATATGAGTATTTTTTCTTATTTTATTGTATGAATAAATACAAAAGCGATGATTATAAATTGGGTGCGGTTAAATATTATTTGAAACATAATGATAGTATGGATAAAGTTTGTGAAATATTTGATTGTAAGAAAAGCACATTAAAAGGGTGGATTGATAGGTATAAAACTACCAAAAATATTACAAGAAAGAATAGAAAACCAACATCATACAAGATAAACAAAGAACAAGTTAAAACTGCAGTAAATATGATTGATAATAACGAACAACTTACGATGGATGAACTTCTATTTTCTATAAAACAAAAATATAATGACTTTGATATTACCAGACAACATTTAGGTAGAGTTATCAGAGCAAACAATAGAACACGAAAACGAACTCGCCATCAACATTATCCAAAAGAACGCAGAAAACAACTTACTGATAAAAATAAAGAAATGGAAGCATTCTATAATGAAGTTCATAAATATCCACTTGATAAGATTATTTGTTTGGATGAAACAAGTATAGGTTCTCATTTGAAACCTTCATATAGTAGATGTTTTATAGGTAAGCGTTGTGTAATAAAAACAAATAACAATTTTGTATTTCGTAGTTTTACTTTGTTAGTTGCTATCAATAATTCAAAATGCGTAGGAAAAATGTTTTATGAAAAAGGCGGAACAACCAAAGAAAGAATGGTAGAGTTTATAGAAACACAACTAGCACCTAAATACAAAAACCATCTCATCATATTAGATAATGCGAGAAGTCATAACAACGATATGGTAAGAGAAGCAATAATAAAAAGTGGTAATCAATACTTATTTACAATCCCATATAGTCCAGTTACGAATAGTGTGGAAATGTACTTTAACCAGATAAAGACATATATCAAGAAAAATCGAGATGTATATACATTTGAAGGATTGGAAAAGAATATTGATAAAGCGATAGATAAAGTGAAACCTGAAAATTATAAGAATTATTTTTATTATGCTTATGGAATTAAAGATGATACAACATACAAAAGGAAACCATCAACTCGTAAGTGTAGATTAAAAAATTATAAACTGTAATTTACTTAAAAAATATTTATGTAAATTATATAACTAATGCGACTTAAAAGTGAATTGTATAAAAAAGAACAAGATTATATTAGAGATAAAATTATTATCATATTAGATTTGGAAAATAAAAACACCTATACGCTATATGAGTTAGACCAGAACGAAGAAATCCAAACTCAAATAATGAAACTTATACCAGAGATACGAAAATGGTTTGCTTTTAACAATATGAAGGCGGTTGGAGAACCCGAACGAATTAAGCGACCATGGTTGTCTATTATGAAGCATCTTACCAAATCCAAATACACTATTGAAAATAAAGAACAACAATTCAAAATCAATGAAAAATGGATAAAATCGCCAATATACATTTTTACGAAAGTTTAGGGATTTTTACTTAATATATTATATTTAGGGAAACTTACTTAAAATAATATCTTTGTATAGTATATAGAATGGAAAATGCAAAAGAGAAACCACCTGAGTTTTTCAAATCCACCAAAACATCACTCAAAAGTGTATTGAAACACCCAGAAATCAATACCAAACTACTTAATGATGCTGTTGTAAAATCAAACAAAATAGTTATTCATACATTACAATTTCTTAAATTATATTTATTGGATTATTACGAAAATAATTCACAAACATTACCAGTGATAAGCAAAGAACTTATCAATAATTCTATGAAAGTTGTATGTGGTGAGAAAACCGAAAAGAGAGGAAAACCACCAAAAAAGGAAACGGTTGAAATGAAAGACAAACTTATCACTTTTTACAATCAACACTATTTACCACTTACACAAAATGACCCTATTGATTATGCTGGATTGAATACTGTATTAGATTATTTGAAGGAAGATGTTATTACGATGTATGAGAATAACATTCAATTACACTATGTAGAATATGTGGAGCGATTTGTGAATGTTGTTTGGAAAAAGAAAATGATGGTGAATAAAATACGAAAGTTGGGAAAAACACAAAAGGAGCGTGAAACACGAGTGAGAACCCTTTGTTCCGAATTACGAAAAATCAAAAGTGACTTATTGAATGTTGATGGAAAACCATACCAATCCAGTCCTCATTATCATAAATGGATTACCGAACAAAAACAACACATTTTACCAAATAGAACAAAGTTTGAGAAAAATAGCGTTATGTATGATTTGAAATGTAAAACAATGGAGTATTTCCCCTGTATGATTTTTATGATGAAACAAGTTGAGAATGATGGCGAAAGTGTAAATAATGTATTTCCTTTACGAAGTGAAATCGCACCAAAATACATACGATTAGACACAACTACATTAGTCAATTTGTTATTGAGAAAGGAGCATGGTTCAAAAGGTTTTTTCAAAACAAAAGGAGAACTGAAAAAGAATGAAGATAAGATTTGGAAGTTCTTTTTTAGAACAGAACGCAAGATGTTTCATAAAACTGGTTTTTCATTTCATAATATGGTTTCCACCGATGGAATTGGGTTGAGTATTTTGTTTTTGCGAGATGATTTGGTGGGTAAAAAATTACCTATGATGAAGAAGGGAATATCAAAAGAATTGTATATTGATAATTTAGAAGATTACTCTGCTTTACGAGATAAAACAATTGTGGGGATTGACCCTGGAAAAGACGATTTGATTTATTGCGTAGATGATGCTTCCAAAGATGCGAATGTATTTCGATATTCACAAAATCAACGAAGAAAAGAAACTAAAATGAAAAAATACAACAATATTATTCTCGCTATGAAAACCAATAAGATTGAAGGGAAAACCATCATAGAATATGAAACTGAACTATCACATTTCAATCGTAAATCACTACAAATTACCAAATATAAGGAATACCTACAAGAAAAGAATAGAATAAACCATATATTATTTGGGTTTTATCGTAAGGAATTGTTTCGTAAATTGAAGTTTGGTAAATACATCAACATCAAACGCAACGAACAAAATATGGTTCGTAATTTTAGGAAGATGTATGGTAATCCAGAAGATGTCGTTATTTGTATAGGAGATTGGGAACAGCGAAAACAAATGAAATACAAAGAACCAACATTGGGAAAAGGAATAAGAACTTTGTTTAGAAAAAATAACTACAATGTGTTTTTGGTAGATGAGTTTAGAACCAGTTGTAAATGTTCCAAATGTGATGGAGGTGTATGTGAGAAGTTTATGGTGAGAAAACACCCAAACAAAAAGAAAAACAAAGATGAGTTGCGGTTAATTCATGGACTACTACGCTGTAAGAGCGGTTGTGGGTCGTGGAACAGAGACCGCAATGGTTCATCAAATATCTACAAAATAGCAAGGAATGCGATAAATAACATAGAACGACCAAGTTATTTATGTAGAGAGATAAAAAGTAATCAAAGTGCTTCAACGAGTGCTTATAACCAAACTTTATACGGGTATGAAAAGACCCAACTTTGA